ATCGACAGTGTTTGTCGATAATGATTTCCCGAAGCTTCTCGGCGCCGAACTCTACCGTCCGCACCCTGCGTACGTTGTCGAGATGGCTGCAGAGCCTGTGGTCGTTCATGACTTCAGCAAGCAGCCTGGCCAGACTGTGCAGTTAGACCGCTACAGGTTCTGGGGCAATCCGGGAAGCAAAGAGTCACGTGAGCGTACTGCAGAGCAGACCATCGGTACTGCTAACAGCCGCAATATCGTGAAGGACAAAGTGCTGGTGACTCTTAAGGAGTACACCGGTCCTGCTGACCCGTCCGATCCCACCCAGCCGAGCACCTTTAAGATTGCTCGGGAAACCCTGATCACTGCACAGCGCCTGCTGCTGGATACCGGTAACCTCACCGCTTTCCACCAGTCCATCGGTTCGCTGACTCTGCTCGACGACTATCGTCGTTGGCGTGACCGGGTGTTCATTAACGAACTCCTGAAAGCAGTTTCTAAGGGTCAAGCTTCCGACACCCAAGGTGGTTACTACTACCCTGGCGATCTTGCCGTCGGTTCGCTGACCTACTCCAACGCCGAACAAGCCAAGTTCGACGTGAAGGACGACCTGCTGCGCGTGGTTAAGAGCCTGCGTAAGCGTAACGTTCCTACTTATCAGGACGGTTTCTATCGCTGTGTTTGCGATCCTACCTTCCTGATGCACCTGCGTCAGAACAGCGACTTCCGTGAAGTGGCTCGTTATCCTGGCAACGGTCAGATCAACCCCCTCATGTCCGGTATGCAGCCCAACGCTGCTATCTACATGGGTCAGGGCTTTGGTCAAGCCAGCTTCGTGGCTGGTGAGCCCATCATGCCCACCGGTTTCGTGTTCGAAGGCGTTCGCTTCTTCGAATCGACCAACATGCCCTCTCAGAGTCAGACTGCCACCATCGGCGGCACATCGAAGTCTTACGAGAGTGCAATCGGTATGTTCTTCGGTCCCCAGAGCGTGGGCGTCGGCATCGGCGGCAACAACGCTCAGGTGCTTCTGAATAACAACGACGACTTCAGCCGTTTTATCATGATGATTTGGAGCCTGTACGCAGGTTTCGAACTCCTGAACGCTGATTTCGCCACCGTGGCTTACTCCTTTAACGCTTGAGGAGGTAACTAACGATGGCAATCAACCCTAACCAGCTTCAAGTTGCCAAGATCTATCCTGGTAACTACACCAACGTTCTTCGTTACTGGCACGAAGAGAAGTCCGTTGTTTTCAACAACGAGAACGGAACCTCCGAAACTCTGACCAACCAGCCTATTGGCGGTCCTGTCGGCGTGGTGTTCCGTCCCGGCTGGATTGCCCAACAGGCAATCGGCTACGTGGACCTGTCTTACCAGGCCCTCGGTTCCGTTAATCAGCTTGAGTACTACGCTCAGCCCTACGGTTCTGGTCTGAACGGCTCTAACCAAGCCTTCAGCAGCGCCAATGTGATTATCCCCTCCCCGGATTATCACAAGGATGTGCGTGCTGATATCGCCGACGGTATCTCGGTACCTGCTGGTGCTTATGTCTATCGCGCTTCCCTGCGTGTTGATGGCGGCGACGTGATCAGCAGCGGCGTGGGCGGTGGTTCGGCCACTCCTCAGCTCAGCCTGGTTCCCGCAATGAACCAAGGTCTGCGCAGCGACGGCACCGTGGTGTCTGGTCAGTTCGGCGTGTCCGTGACCGGCGCCAGCAGCCGGATCGAGAACGGCAGTAATGCTTCGGTGAACATCCTTGACGGAAGCCGGCTGTCTGCCCTTAGCGCTGAGACCACCTGGAGGCTGTTCGCTACCCGTAACCTGGGCGGCGTCGCGGCTTCTGGTCTGACTCTTGCCTCGGGTACTTTCGATCCTCGCGCTCAAGCCGGCAAACTGGCCGGTAAGAACAAAGCACTCGCTATTTGCGAAGTGTGCTGGATTGTGCCCGACGTCGCTCCCAAGCGCGACGACCTGGCCCTTCAGCCTGGCGGCGTGGTGGAATCCACCATCTACAGCTCGACCGTTCCTTCCTGATATACTCAGGGCGGCAAAGGGG